CCTTTTTTGTTTTGTTGAGTTTTGGAAACAAAGAGTCTCCAAAAAAGAATGAGGCTATTATTCATATTTCTGCGCAAGATGTCAAGCTTATTTTTAAAAATTTTATTTTTCCTTTTCCTTGCCTTTTCCTATAAAGGCGGGGCGTTTATATATGCTTAGCTTTCCTTCGCTTTGTGAGGCAATCTCAATCGATTGCGAGGCAATTCCCGCCTTGCCTTTATTGCTATTTTCAAGGGCGTTAGCCACCCTCTCCAAAAGCATTATTATTTTATCTAGTTTTTTCTTTATATCCTCTCCATAAATATTATCCATAATTATTGTTCCTTTCTTTTAACACTATTAAGAGGCCACTCACGTCCACATTGTGGACATATAAGTATATGATTAGCCTGCATTAACTTTGCACCACAAGAATAACATCTTCCGGTTTGATTAAGCTTTTTAAGATTAAAGTTTACATTAGGATTATCTGTTGTAATCCTTGCTCTTGTCTCGTGATTCTCTCGTCCCATTGTCAGTTATTATTTCCACTATTGTTATTATAAGTCCAGTAAAACACAACGTAAAGAAACCTATAACATAGAGTTTTGATATTAGTTCAGCTATAAGTTCCATCATATAATTGGGTCTATAAAACGTACAAACACAGGGTGGCGCGGGGCATTCTCATATGCTTCGCATCGTTGATACTTGTATGTAATAGTTTTACCTATAAGCTTATCACGTTCGTGGAACATACGTTCTTTAAGTTCCATAGTAAAACCTGATACACCAAATGTAGTTGGAAATAGGTTCGACTTACATATCAATGTACCTATAAGAGGTTTATCGACCTTCCCCGCCTTCGCAGAGCTTCGCTTAGTAAGTCCAAGCTCATTTATAGTTGGCTCATTCTGATTCTCTTGTTCTACTTCGTATCCTATTACGATAGCATCATCGTCCACGAAGGGTTTAAGCTTCAAACATTCTTGTGACTTTATAGAGCTACGTCCTTGTTTATATAGACTAAACATGTCTTTAAGCATAGCCCCTTCATAACCAGCCTTTAATTGTTCAGACAAGTATTGTTCAATCTCCTCCACGTTCTGTACAATAGTACTTGGAGCTACATCAAACAATCCATTAGCTTCAATGCGTGCATTAAGAAATCTATTAGCGTAATCCCCGCCTCCAATTATGTCAAATATATGAAAGATACCAGAAAGAGAAACATCAAAAGAGTTCACTTCATGAGAGCACGCTCTTAATCCTATCGGACTATTAGGTACAACATATTCAGTATCATATCCATCGTACTCGTGAGAAGCCGCTATGCGTTGTATATTCTTGTTACGAACAGGTTTAAGACTTGCACTTAAAGCAACCCCGTTAATAAACAACACTCTTATTCCATCGTACTTAGGCTGTGCTACTTTTGGAAATCTGATATTGTTGAGTTGTCCTATGCAATTATATCCTTTCATAGGACGTTTAATGGTATCATATATTTTCATAATGGACATTATCAATAATTTATATTTGCATCTTGAAGCTTCGCTTCCAACTCTTCCATTGTAAGGTCTGACAAGACCTTGCCTTTTACATAAAGTGGAGCTTTGAAGTAAATATCTTTTAAAAAAGAAAACGCTGGATTAGCAATAAGCTTTTTCAAAACACATAGAGGTATAGTTCCTACTACTATAAGCCTACCTGCTTGTTTATAGACTCTAAATCTCCAACTTTTTCCACTTTCTTTTAACAATAACTCATGTATATAATTAGGTAAATCACCTTTAATAGAGTTATTTACTTCCAGTAAAATGTCTTTTAACTCTTGCTCATTGCTCATAAAATCCCTTTATGTTATAAAAGCTTGACGCCTTTTTAGGTTTGGGGGCGGGGAGGTCACTCCCCTTACCCTTTTCGTTAAATCCTCCACAGCAAGCCGGTATAAAACCTAGCAAGTCTTTTAGGACTTTAAGCTTTCGGCTGTTCAGTCTGTACTTTATCTGCTGGTCTGACATTGTTTTCCATCTCCTTAAAGTTTTCAGTAAAGAGTTCATTAAAGAATGACTTAATAAGAGATTCCCGCCTTTGAAGCTCTATACAAGTCCAAAGATTGTCGAGCACTTCTTTTACCCTATCTTGTATTTTACTGACATCACTAGTCCTAATAAGCTCTTCAACAGAACTTGTTTGGTTAGCGAAGTTAATTTTTCTTTGTATATCCGCCAACTCTTGAACTAACACAAGGTTAACTTCATTCTCCAATACAGATACACTCTTATCTGTAAGATTAGGATACATCGTTTTAATTACTTCTGTTATTACTTTCATCTCTTATCTTTCTTATCTATTGTTACAAACACATGATTTCCAATACGTGTTTTCTTATAACCATTAGCCCACCGCGGACTAATTTTATAGTTATAAAAGTGATTCCAAGTTCCAGTAGGAGTAAACTCACCGTGATGCATTAAGTATGATATTGAGAATGCTTGACTAAACGCATCAGCATCTTCTGGTACAGCAAAGTTAAAGTTTTTGTCCCACCCCGCGAACTGATAAGGTTGAGTGACAACATAGTTAAATCTACAAACATTACCTTCTGCTCGATTATATATCACGGAAGCCACAGCCATCATACCAGCAGGAGGTTCTCCCCGCGCTTCGAGATATATAGTCCAAGCAACCCGTTCTATATCTGCATGGCGGGGCAACGTAACTCTTGTCGTCAAAACGATTGTTGAAATTATTAACAACACTAATATAAATACTATCGTTCTCCACATATATTTTCTTTGCTAGCTTCGCTAAATTGTTAAATAGTTGTTCCTCTCTTACAGAAGATATATCTATAAAAGACAATAAGTTAATATCCAATAAACAATAATTCTGACTCTTTTCCATTGTTAAAAGTAAAATCGATAGTTCCAGTATTATCATCAACCATTATAGTATTACTAAGTTGAAATAATTTTTCCAATACTTGTCTAGTTTCACCCTCCTCGTGAACGTCTTTTAATTCTCGTACTCCTAAGCTTATAAAATCAACATCATCATCACTTTTAATACAATAAGTTACTTCATCAAATTTAATTTGTACTCCTTCGCTAACAAAAGAGAACCCTCCACTTACAGGTATAAAACTATGAGACTTAGGATTATATTTTATAGTAAAATCACTTGATGATAAACGTCTCTCATCTACATCGTATATAATAAGTTCATCAGATGATTCCAAATAATCACAAAATAATCTCAATAATTCACACGGTAAGTGCGAATCATCACTATTACTTGCGAACCATGAACGATTAAAAGCTATAACAGTAAAAATTCCATTAGAATTTTCCTTATCCGCTATATAAACACGCTCACCACTGTATACTCTGTCAGTATAAAACTTTTTACTCTTTAAATTATAATAGACTTTCATATCACCAAGTAATAATTATAGGTTCATTAATTCTTGCCCCGCCCTCCAATACGAGTCCATCACAAGATTTGACTAACGTCAATTTAAGTAACTCTGGTGAATCTCCTATAAGAGGTTCGAGGTCTTTAACATCTATTCGTGCTTTAACTGTACAGTTATTAAAATCTATATATGTAATAGGAATTGCCAGTTTTTCAAGAGAAGAAATAAGACGTTCAAAGAAATCTTTTTTAAATCCCCAATGTTTACCTTTTAATTCTATACAATCAGGTTGACAAAATGTCGAGAAGTCAAATTGCATCTGACAACTGTAATCAGTTTTCTTTTTTCTCTTGTCCATAAGTACTTAAAAATTGAAATCTTCTTTCTGCTTCTTCATGTGGAACATGACCAACGAATTTAACTGTATCGGGTACACCTATACTTCGTGGTGTTTTATTAGACAACAATACAGGATTCTTTACATGCTTAGGTTTAAAGAGACAATTAAATTCACTATGATACACGACCCAGTCGCTTGGAATATCTTTATGACCTACATAGTAAGAATAACCATCTATCATATAACCAGACTTACCATACGTTGGTGTTTTAGTTTCCCACTTTCGTTCGAGCGTATGATACTTTTCAGTCTCTTCATCTGATATGCTAGTTCCTATTAAATCTATACTACCTCTCAATTCTTCCTCACCAATCTGTATAAGGTCTTGTTTTAAATTATATAGACCCTTATTATTTACAGTTGAATAATCACTCTTAACTTTATTACCTGCAATACTCACAAAGTCAAGAGCCTTATCCGTTTTAAGAGAGACTCTGTAAGACTCAAAACCAATATTAGTTACCGTGAGATAAATCTTATATCTTGACGCGATGTTTCTTAGGTAACGAAGATTACTATTTCCAGCTACTTCAATAGAGTCGTGACTACTTAGCGAAGCAAGTGCTCGCATAAGAGTAATCTTTTTACTATTCGGATTAAACCGATAGGTTCGTTTAATCAATCTCTTCATACTCAAACTCTTCTCCGCTGTCTATTTTCTTTACAAACTTACCTATGTTAATAGTAGTTTTATTATATCCATCTCGGTCTGCCCAATCACGAATATAATCCAACATTATGTCATATATATCGTCTACATCAGTAGACTCAAAGTACATTCGTATTGCATTTAGCATACCGAATATAACTGTTTCAGGGTTGTCACCTGACTCCGCAAGGTCTATCATTCTTGCTTCAAACTTTTCTTCTTCATTCATATTTACACTTCGTATAGAGGTTGATTAAAGTTGGGGTGGACTCCCCGCCCTTGCGGGCGGATTGGAGTTGGTTGGTGAAAGTGGGCGTAGCCTGCTATGAATCGAAGCTTGCCCCGCCCACTGATTGTTGCCGAATCCCGAGTCTATTCCGAGCGCGGGGGAACTAAATCTTCATCGTTCCTAGCATCTTCAAGAGCTTCTTCAAATGTAGCGAATACCCCGCTCGCCTTAGTAGACCTATGCTTTCCAATGTCGTCTGTTAGAATGTAAAATACTTCATTTATCCACCCGTCGCTATTAACTTCGACCATTACCGCCTCGACCTTCTGTTTAAGGATAGCATAGTCATTAGTGTGTCTATTCAGACCCTTAATAGCATATACTATATCGCCTATGTTAAACCTTATATCTTTTTCTTTCATGTTTATTTTCCTTTCGTTTTATTTTTGTTTTGTTTAATAGACTCCATTAAAGAATCTATATTTTTAAATACGTCACAAGCATGATACCATTCGGTATCATTGTCATATTCAGTAAGAAATTTTACCAAGTATTGGTATACTTTAACGAAGTTGCCGTCCGTAATAAATATAATATCTGCTATTTTTACTATACTAAAACGGACTTCCCCGCCCGACGTTTCTCCTATCTTTACAACAACTCGTTCTCCTATATCAAAGAATTGTATGTCATCTGGACTCATTGTATTTCCTCCTCTATTTCAGCAATAAGACAATCAAAGATTGCATCTTGTATAAGGTCATACAAGCTTCGCTTAACAGCAAGACCAATCCCGCTCGGGGTTTCAATCGCTCGAAGCAACCCCATATAGTTAAGTGAAAGAATTATGTCCTTATCGTATGAAGTCATAAACTTTTCAGAGTATTCTATTTGGTCTTTAAGACAAGCATCTAAGTATATAAATAGATATATCTCACGCTTGGTTAATGGGTGTCCTAATAGTTTACGAGCTTTCCTATTAGTATCCGAAGTGATTAGACTTAAAATATTCATAATCCAACTTTCCACAATTTGGTATGTTAGGATTTTCAACTATCGCTACATGAAGTAATACAGTTGGGGTATATAATACACCATGTAAACATTCTTCGTGAAATGAAGGACTCATTCTAATCTTATCCAAGTTGGGCGGGGGAACTCCTCTCCACTTTATATACATATAACAAGAGTCAAGCGTAAAACTTATTTTTACTACCGTGCCTAGCCACTTATGATAGCACTTAAAGTTCTTCAACATATGCATAAATACTGGGTTCCCCTCATTGTAGTCTATATGCTCCGCGAGGACGGGGACGGGGAATCTAACATTACGATGTAGCTGTTTAGCAAGTGTATAAGCAGATGAAATCCCGAAATGTTGAGTCCAACATTGATAAGGATAGTTACCATAATTAAATAATAGATGTTTTGTTATTATCTTATCCATACATTATAAATCATTTATATTGTCTTTGAATTGCGTAAATATCATATCCATGCGAGCATGGTAATATAGCGGGAATTTAACTGCGATGTTTCCCAAGTGCCAAACACCTAACTTGCAAGAGAACTCTCTTCCCGTTAGAAACCTAATAAAAGATAACCCCGCCCGCGAGGTGGGGCAATAAATCTTATGAAGCGGGAGGCTCTTTCTCCTAACCAGAAGTGTTGATTTGTCAGGATTATTATTACTTCGTCTGTCAAATACAGACATTCCGTCCACAGTGATACCACTATCACTATAAGTAGCCCCATTAAGATACTTATACACTCTTAGAAATGCTATCTTGCTCGCAACAAAGTCTTCATTAAGAGCAAAGGTTATAGGTTCACCTATATAAACTTGCTTATTAGTATCTATAATAATAGGTCTCCGTTTAGTTAGATATGTAAACATATCCTTGGCTAGTGGAATACTATAAGCATCTTTGTCTGGATTAAATACATATATCCCATTATGAATTTCAAATATCCGATGTTCATAGTCTTTTGTGTAAACACCAGACATAGTCTTTTCTAAATTATATTTAGATAAGTCGTCTTTTTTAATAATATCTATTAGTGTATCTCTTGTAATTATATGATTATTCATATCGCAGATATAGTTGATTAAAGCGAAGGTTGACCCGCCCTGACGGGCGACGGTGGTTGCGGCTTGAAGCCGCGTGATTTTGGCTAAGAAGCTGACTGTCCCGCCTCTGATTGCGGGCGGGGCTATCGGTCTGTTCCAGTCCCGAGTCTTCTGTTTATTAAAGTGTAAACTAAGTCTTTTTGTCGAAACGCAAGTGCTTTGGTAGACAGGTTTTTAACAGCAACGAAGTTACTATCCCAATCATTCATGGTATATTTAATATGACAACCACCGAATACATAGCCAAACACTGTCATTACTGCATATATGTTATGGTTCTTGTCAAACGTAACATCAAGACCACAACTCTCAAAAGTTTTTATTACTCCTTTCTTGATTATAGGTCTATGAAACACCAGTAAATCTAAGGTGTGGAAAAATTCTATTTGTTTGAAACCGTCATAAGTGTAGGTTGTGACATAATCTCCCCGCTCCACCTTATGTTTACGGTTACGATAGTCTTTATTATTTAATATACATTTCGCTATGCTATTCATCGTCACCCCTCCAATGGTAGATATTACCCTTTACTTTTAGGGTATTGTTGGCGGGGCGAGCGTACTTCCAATAGCACCAATACGGATAGGAGTCGGAAGCAGATAGATACCTACTTTCAAATTCTTCTGGTAGTATGTATACAAGTGTTCCCCTAACACCGTCTTCCCCAATCGTATCGCTAAACAATGCTTCCTCACCTATCTCCAACTTAGTTGGAGGGCGGGAAAACTGCTCGTCCGTCACCCACTTGATAAGCTTGTCAAAGACAATGTCCCTTTGTTCGTTGGAGTTAAAGTAGGCTATTCCCAAGGTGGAATTGTCTTTGTACTTATTGAGTACAATCTTATCTTCCAATATGATAGGACTGGCGGAGAACTTTACGTGTTCCGAATCTACACAATCCGTGACTTTAAGTGTCTGAACAACTATTGCTCGTTCGAACTTTTCTATTTTTAGTTTCAATTCTTTCATACTTCGTAGCCTTTCTTTATTATTTTACTTTAAAAAAATCAACACGGGTTAACCCGCCGACTACCAGCCGCCGCAAGGCGGGGCAATCCCTATCCTTACACCTTATCACTTCTCAGCCGTTCAATCACAACTTCCCTCGGTGCACTATCAGCGCGACTGCGTGCAACATCTCTCGGCAACACTTCTATATTTGCACTTCTACAAATACTTTCACCTTTGTTATTTTTTAAGTCTTGTTTCATATGAATATACAAAGTATCTTTATTAGTCCACTTTATTGGTTTAAACCAAATATCCTCTATATTATTACTATTAAACCATAGATTTACGCCTAATAGGTTTAAGTAGTCTTGACGAATTGTAGTATATAAACCACATTTCTTATATATAGTATGAATATCATAATTTAGGCTTTCTGGAAAGTAATCCGCAAGGAGTATGTTCTTATGATTATACAGACACAATATCCAGTTATAGTCATAGTATAACTTGGTATCCATTCCATCATTAAGCACTTTAAGCTTTCCACTACTCCACTTCTTGTCTCTGTTAAATAGTGCTTTTATTGCATCGTCTATAATTTGTTTATTCATAAGACATTATAAATGATTTATATTGTTTATTATTCCTTTGGAATGTTTATAACTCGAAGAGTTAGAGTATACCTAACTCTTTCAGAGTTGCTATTTGCTTATCACTTAGCGAAGCTACTTTCAACTCAATTTTATCCATTTCACCTTTTGGCTTTCCGAAAGGTTTAGGAAGCTTCGCTTTTTGTACTTTGTACGTTTCGTTAGAACTTTGACTTGCATAAGCAAGTCTTATTTCTTCCCACGTTAAAGTGGCGCGGGGTAATCTTGAAGTTTCACCTCGTAGAAGCAACGGTTTAGGCGGGATAGTCTCCCGATAAGTTTCAACCTTTTCGTTTTTAAGTACTTTATCTTCCGTAAAGTACCGAACTATCCTTGTAGTTTCTTTTATTAAAGGAACTGTTGTCCCCTTATCAAAGACTACCATATCTCCACACCATACACCATATTTTTGATGTAGAAGTTTCCGAATAGTACTATCCATATGGATAGTTTGATTGTTTTCAATAGTATTATAGTCTAACATAAGTACTTATCTCAAAATATTATTTAATCATACGTTTGAGAAACGCCTTTTTTAGGGCAACCCTTATAAATATATTGCCAAGGCAAGGCGGGAAAATAGAGAGCTATTGAGCAAGCTCTCTATTATATATAGGGCTAACGCCCTATGCTTCGTTAAGAGCGTACCGCTCGGCTTCGCAAGCAAGGCGGTAAAGCGTTTCCGTTGTAAAGGTGTTAGAATTGCTTATCCTTTGTACAAGCGGCTTGTTATGGTATACTATTACCATACTTTCGTACGGTTCGTTCGTTTTCGGGTCGCTTGTCCAAATAAAGTCGATTGTGACATTTCCGCCAAGTTTGAGCTGGTCGGGGTGAATATTTATTTCTCGCGCGACAACGCATTGCTTGCGATAATTACGGAATAATTGCTTTTTGTAATTCATTATATATATGTTTTAGTGTTAATAGATATTATATGATATTATAAAGGATAAAATGGTAGGTACCTATTAAGTACCTACCATTGTTATTGTCTGTTAGAGAATTCCCATTTCCCGCAACTTCTCAATTTGTTCGGGTGTCAATTGAGACCGTTTGATTGTCACTTTGTCGCCTCTTGGCGCGGAGGCGGGGCGGGGAATCCTAAACGGAACGCTGTCGACAATTTCGTTCAACTGTTCGGGTGCGAGATTAGGCGACGCCTTTTTCAGATTGGAGCGAACTTGACTTTGGTACGTGTGTGCAACACACCACGAGACGAACAAGTCGGTAATGTGGCTGTCAATTGCATTTGCGTCGGTTGTACCAAGCGTGTCGGCAGCAAGTGCTTTCAATTCGTCGAGCGTTTCGGGCACTTGCACGGTTGAACTTACCATAACGGGCGAACCGTCTGATAACTTCGCGTTTGTATTTACAACTTTACTTGTCATTTTTTGCCTTTCTTTATTTAGGGTTTATTTCAATGAACATTCGAGGCGGGACAGCCTCTTTTGATTTTATGCGCATATCATTGAATGAATCGGCGAAGCTGTCAAGCCCATTTTTCAAAAAAATCAAAAAATTTTTCGATTTTTTAAGTGGCTGATTATGATGAAGATAAAAATCTCATATGATAATAGATGATAGGATTTGAGGCGGGGAAACATTCGTTGATAAGGAAAATTAACCGCTATGCGGTTCAAAATCTTCAAAAAAAGGGTGTTGAAGATTTTGAATGTTTTGATTGCGTAAGCAAATGATTTTAAGCTTTTTATGAAAATACAAAATTTTGACGGTTTGGAAGGGATTTTTGCCGGTTTTCCGCGTTTTCGTGGCAGGATTAGGCAGATTTTTTGAAATCCATATAAAACAATATAAAACCAATATATTTTATTTATTATTTTTTTTAAAAATGTGGGATTTTAAGCACTTAACAGGGGGGAATGCAAAACCGGAAAATGAAACCCGCAAAATTTCAAAATCTTCAAAAACAATGATATTTTTAGATAAAGATAATATATATTATAATATAAAATAATATAAAATAATATAAAATATTAGATAATATTAAATAATAATAATATTTATTACCGCCTTCAAGAGATAGAATTTCCCGCCTTTGTCAAGCAAAAAATATAAAATAATATTGAAACATTCGTATAATCATATTATGATATTAAAATAATAATATTATTATAAATAGAGAGAAGGCGAATAAAAATGATAGAATTTGAGATTATCTGATATATATTATTATCAATATTATTTTATAATCTAGAATATTATTTTGTCTCATAAATAATAATGATATTATAAATTGACAAGATAAATATAAAAAATGATATAAATTGTGTATAAATGGGGATTATTACTTACGTTCATAAATATTATGATATCAGTATTATTTATAAGTTAAAATAATATTTTAAAGTATTATTTATATATTATTGATGATAAGGCGAAAGCCTTCCCGCTTGTCGGTAGTGGCTTTATCCCGTCCAATACACCACGGACGCATAAGTGTATTGAACGCATAAGTGTGTTTATTATAGAGAGAGCGAAGCTCGAAAAAAGTAAAAAATAATAATAGTAGAGGCGTCTATGACGCCATAAGTATTCTATCCAGAGGGGGAGGGGGTCTCTATATAGAATATCCTCTCTCGACCTACCACTAAAATTAAGTATTATTTTTGCCAAAAAATAATATTACTTGACATATGGCTGCGCCATGTATTAATATACAAGGCACAAAAAAGGCAGGCTGTCGCCCTGTGGCAATATCGGCGTAGCCTCCCCGCCCTCATAGATAAGATTTTCTTAAACTACCATCGCAAAGCGATGTCTTTTATAAATCATTTATAATGTCATTGCCGAAGGCAATCGATGAGTGAACAAATCGAAGCAGATTTACTATTAGATACGGAAGTTCAGGACTTAGCACAATATCCGCTCTCCCGCGCCATAACTATGCTTCGTGCTCTGGGACTCCCCGCCTCAGATATTCAGTCGGAATTTGGTATTATTCCCGAGGCTCAAAACCTTTTAATAACGAAATATCATAAAGACCTCTATCATAGATTTGAGGTTGATACTTTCGATGATGAGAAAGAGACCATCGAAAAGATGGCGACCGCTAGCCTAAGGCTAAAATATAGACTACTTCATGATGAAACCCAACCTGCTAAGCTAAGGAACGATGTTGCCACCGAGATACTAGATAGAGTAATGGGTAAGGCTAGACAGACTATCGAGCAGGTTAACTATAATGTTAATGCGGAGGCAGAGTCTAAGAAGATTGAGAAAGCTATACTTGATACTCTCCGCGGTATAGGTTTGTCAGATGCTGATGCACAAAAGCTTCTTGAAGAGGACATTATAAATGTCTAAACTTAACATATCAGGAGAGGAGTTAGTTCGGCTAAGAAAGTTATATAAGAGACGAAATGAACTCCGCGCTGAATTTAAAATAGATTTTTTTGTACCGAATAACGGCGGGCAAAAAGCGTTCTTTGAAAATGCGGACAAGAAAAGGCGAGATATATTCGGCGGAAATAGGTGGGGAAAGTCTACGTGCGGTGTTATAGAGGATATTAGTTGGGTTCTTGGAGAGCGTAGGTTTTACCCCGCCGACAATCCGTTGCGGCGTCTTGGGATACCAAGGCGGGGCGTTAAGGGACTTGTGATAGCTCAAACATGGGATAAGGTAGACGAGCTATTTACAGGTGAGGGTTTTGGTTCATCACCAAAGGGGAAAATTAGGGAATATTGCCCCGCCCGCTGTATAACTAATACTTGGAGAGACAATCAGGGTAGAACAACCCGAATGGCTTTCCGTAGTGTTATCGATGGTGTTCAGCGGGATAGTCTGCTTTATTTCGCCACGGTGCAGTCATTCTTGCGAAATGAGATGGGTCTTGAATCATCAGACTGGGATTTCATTCATGTAGACGAACCGCTTCCCCGCGATATGCAGGTGGCAGTTGCTCGTGGACTTGTTGACCGCGATGGTTCTATGTGGCGTCTATTAACTCCCATAGAGGAGATGTGGATGTGGGACGAAGCAGTAATGCAGAGCACCGCCCACCCAGACTATTACTGGATGTACACTGGTAAGGCGGGAGAGAATTCTCACCTAAAAGGAATGGACGCTTTCTATGAGACTCTAAGTGAGGAAGAGCTAGCATGCAGACGCGACGGGCGCCCGATGGCCGCGGGGAGGCTCGTCATACACGGGTACTCCGAAAGCAAGCATCTTAGCCGAGGAACACCCGCGGGCTGGAAATCAATCGACGAACCGCCCGAAGACGCCCTCATTGCCGTGGCAATCGACACCCACCCGCAAACACCGCACGCGACCCTTGCGGTCGCGATTACGCCAACCGACGTCATCGTATTTGATGAAAGGTTTGCAAAAGGCTCTATTGAAGAAATCGCTAATTGGTTAAAAGGTAAATCTTGGTACGACCAAATAGGATATATACTTATAGAACCTGCCGCTTTTATAGTAGACCAAACTACTAAACGTTCTTTTGCAGATGATTTTGAAAAGTATGGAATAGAGCTTACTAAGGGAAGTAAAGCACGTACGGAAGCGATAAAATCTACCAACGAACATTTCTATAACAATAAACCTCATCTTTGGGTTCATGAACGTTGTACAGAAACTCGTAAAGAACTTGCTTCATGGTACTTTGATAGAGATAATAAACCGAAAGATAAAGATGACCATATGATGGAAAATCTCGGAAGAATTATTCTTCATGATGGTTTAGACTATTATCCCCCGCCTGTACTTGCTAAACAGAACATTCCTAAACATTCTACTTTTACAAATACTTTTAAATCAACTGATAGTGAATTTTTTAAAACTTCTAATTTCGATGGATTAAATTGGGAGACTTAAATATGGAAGAATCAAGTAAAAAGAAAATAGGCGCAGGAATTGGTATAGTTGCAGTTATATTGACTGTGATAGCTTCATTCCTGCTTGGAAGAGAAGTGTCTTTTGAAGACACCGCCGCCGATATAGGTGGTTATATAAAAGACGCTAAAACTCAAACTGTTGACAATTCGGTAGGAGACTCTTCTACTGTTCAGACCACTAATAAGTAGCCATACTTAACCTCAGGTTCTGGCGTCCAACACTATGTTGAAAACTTTGGCATCTCTTATAGAATGTATAAGAATATACTTAGAGGTAAGAAAGTCTAAGCTAGTGTTGGACGTTCTGAACGAGGAATACGAGAATGAGCAAGAATTTCAAGAAAAGATTACTACCTTACGCGCTGATGGTCAACATACTTTGGTTGACAGGTTGCAACGCGACCGTAGTAGACTCGCGTCTTTACGAAGTCACGTCCTTGCCGGATTACCTATATCTGGAAAATGGTCAGAGCTTTACGAACAAAACGGGACAGTCGATAACACTAGCATCGGAGAGAGTAATACAAGAGAAGGACGCGATAATAAGTGACTTACGACTAACTTTAAATGAAATAATATTGAAAGGCAATCTAAAATGAAAATTACAGTAAATACTGGCGGTCTACAAGTTAACTTTGCAGACATGGTAAAAGATGTTAAACTTATCTACACTAATGTAGGTAACCTTCCTTTTCTTGTTGATTTTGTAGACCCCGCCGGAGATACTAAAACTACGACAGTACTTCCTGGAGAACGTTATACTATATCATCTAACGCTGGTAATCCTACTGGGGGTAGGCTTACGTTTTCCACAGAAAGTGGTCAAACCTATATGGTTGTGTCCAAAGTACAGGAGGACTCAACTGTTGATGGCGTTGATGAAAAAGGATACCTTTCAGGAACCGCCTCAAAGGACGATGTAACCAGCTTGCAGCAGGAAGTAACTAGTCTATCAGATACGGTTGATGAAGTGTCCTCTGACCTATCTAACGTAGAAACATCTGTCTCATCTATCACTTCTAAAACACAAAATCAGTCTGCTACATCTGGCAATACTTCTTTTACGGGAAATCTTACTGTTAGTGGAACAATCTCGACTGGAAGTATGTCAGATATTGTAGGCAAAGTAAAGCAGAATCAGTCTGCAATTTCAGGGATTCAGACAGATGTATCTACGTTAGCTTTATCAAAACTTCCGTATGGTACACTACATTTCAATCAAGGGAAGTTGAGTGTGGCAAACTGGACGTCGGTTGTCATTCAGCTGCCGTTTTCGCTCGCAATCGAATACGAAGTCGAAAGTTGGGAAGGGATAAGCTACGAATACAACAACGAATTTTCCTTCTTCAACTGCACGAACGCCGACTGGAACGCCTCGGGTTATCCGATATACGGATTCAGGCTCACCAAGAACGGGGCATCGACTTTGGGATTTACGCTCGGCGGATGCGGGGGCGAGGGAATGGGGGCTTCGAGGGGATGGGGAGGAAATATCCCGCTGCCGACAGGCAGGCACACGCTCGCCCTCGCCGTTCCCGCGCCGGACACAAGCGGCAACAGCCCCGCCGCCATACCGGTATATATTGACGGCTCAATGGCGGGCAATCTCGTCGCGTCGGTCGGCAAGCACAATGCGTCAGTCTCCTTCCAAAAGCCGCTTGTGATAAACGAGTGTGGAGTGTATGCCGGCGGCGCAACCTTTAATGAATTTGAAATCGCGCTTTCGAGAATCTCGGTGTTTAATTTCGACATCTCCGCGGACGGCGCGCCTTACACAATCGCAGACTATGCGGCTGGAAAACTTATTCCGCCTGCATTAAAGCCTTCGCAAGTTTCGCTCGCGCTTGACAACTACGTAATCGAGCGCAATGCAACTACTAAGCTTGTAAAGGACGCTTCGGGTCATTCTTACGACGCGACAGTCACAGGGGGTGTCGTAGGCGATAACGACCAATCAATAAAAGCTTTCGTGGATGAAATCAAAACTCAAATAAATCAAGCAAATGGCTAAGAAAATTCTAATCAAAAGTAAGGAAGGCGTGGAAATATATTTTGCGCTGAAAGAAATCACTCTCAAAGGAGAGGCAATAACAAAATTCCCGAGCGGGGAGGAATGGAGCGACGGACTGTCGAAGCCGTATGTTTACGGTGAAAGCTACGTTGACAAACTTCCGGAAGAAATAGTCTCGCAAATTGCGGCGTTGCTCATTCCCGCCGACATTGAAGTGGAGACTGAGCCGCCCGCCGACGTTAAGGAGGAGCAGCAGTCTTAAAGAATGTACACGCACGACCAGATGCTTGAACTCATATCGGTAGCGAAAGCGGCTAAGCTTTCGTTTCCCGATGACTTCGCAAATGCTTCACTCGATGAACTTTGCGAAGTTTGTAACGGAGTGGGAGGTGCGTCTTTGCCCGAAAAGTTTCGCAAAGCTTTGACTAAGGCGTACACCTGCGCACAAGCAACTGCGGCAATACATGACTGGCGCTATTCTAAGTCAGATGGATTACCAGAAAGCCAAAAGAAAGCCGACGCTGAGTTTGTGTCTAATGGTATGGCAGAAGTGAAGTATAGACACGCTAACGGCGGTTTGTTGAGTTTACTTCGTAGACTTTGGGACGAGCGCAAGATTGTAGTGGCTTATCGTTTTTTAGAAGCAGACGGCGAAGGCGCTTGGTGCATTTCTTTTAGAAATAACGTTTTAAAGTTGAATTAAGTTATGTCAGACGATTCGTCAAGACTTGTTAGGGCAGAAGCGAATTACAAGAATATTCTCACTACCCTAGCTGAAATGAAGGACGATGCTCGGCGTCGTGAAGAAAAACTTGACTCGATGTCTGAGGAATATACACGATTCAAAGAGCACAGAGAGTTCGTATGTAAACCTTTACACACTAAGATAGATAATCTAGAAGAAGAGTGTAAGAAGAATTATAACTCTCTTGATTTGAGAATAAGAAGTCTTGAAGCTTTTAAATGGAAAGCTATGGGAGCAGTTGGTGTTATTACCTTTGCGGCAAACTTCTTAGCACAAAAGCTTTTTTAATATGAATCAAGAACAGATAAATAAAGACCTAAGAGACAAAGATAGCACCACCTCCGACTTTCAGAGGCACTTGGTAAATATCTATCGCTCGTTTATGTGCGAGTCATCTAGTACTATGTCTCAATTCTGGTATCTCTGGGATAAAGATTACCTAAGATATACTGGATATAGGTCTCTTGACAAGAAAGATGTTCAGAATCTTAAAAAAGGTGGAACTGCTAAGATTATAGTACCACTTAGCTTCGCCACGGTTCAGACTGCCGCCGCCAATTCAATGCAGATGTTCATGAACAAAGAACGTCTGTTTGAATTGACTGCATATGGTCCGGAAGACGAAGACGTTAGAGAAGGTCTGGAACGTGATATAGATTATCAGATTAAGCACAATCGTATATATCATACCTTGTATTTGCAACTTATAGATGCTTTTACAAAAGGTATTACGGTTGGTCGTTGTGACTGGGAAACCCAGAAAAAGAAGTATAGGGTAAAAGAAAAACGTCCGATTATAAATCCCATAGGACAGCTTCTAAATATGTTCGGAATGGGACAGACTGCGTCTGCGCAGTATGAAGAAGTTGAGACCGTTAAAGAGCTTATACAGTACGAAGGAAATGTAATTTCTTACATTAGTCCTTATTCGTTCTTTCCTGACCCGTCCGTACCATTAAGAGATTTTCAGGACGGTAGTTATTGTGCAGTAGAACAATGCACCACGAAAGTTAAACTTCTAGAACAAGAAGGAACTTTGTTTCACGGCGTTAATAGAGTTCCTAATAGTATACCAGAAGATATATATCGTGGTCGTCAGCGTTATGCAGGAACATTTAGAGTTCGTAAAGACCAAACTGGCCTCAACTACGTAAACTCAGTTCTGGGTGATAAAGTTTCTACTGGTACTCAAATGGATACCGTAGAGATGTTCCTTAAACTCGTTCCGAAGGAAATAACCGAAAAGTACGACATTGATATAGGTAATGAAGAAGAGCCTATACTGTTCGTTCTAGTTGTCGCTAATGATACGAAGGTTATCCGATTTGAACGATATGAGGAGCTTCATGGTAAATTCCCGTTCTTTGTAAGTCAGCCCCTCCCCGACGGAGATTCCTTTATAGGATTGACTCTTCCTGGTGTTCTTGACGGCTTACAGCAGATGATTACTTGGCTTATCAATAGTCATATGCAGAACATAAGACAAGCGATTAAGAACCGTTTTCTTATTAAGACCAAGAATGTCAATATGGACGACGTTGTTAACAACGCCGATTTCATCAGGGTTGAAGGAAGTACTTCTCTCGGTGATGCGATTATCCCGCTCACCGTAAGTGATATGACCGCGAATCACGTTCCGTTTGTTCAAACGTTGCAACAAATAGCACAGATGGCTACGGGTATAACTGAGAATGCAATGGGAATGTATACTTCCGGTAGAAGGTCAGCTTTACAGACAAGAGGAGTTCAAGCCGCCGCGCAAGCCCGCCTTGCCCTAATGGTTAATAACATGTGGTATGGTGGTCTTAATGTTCTCGGAGAACTTATTCTCTCAAATACCAGACAGTTTAGAACACGAGAGGTTTACGAGCAGATAATAGGAGATGCTATTGCATATTATCCGTATGATAGAGTGATTATGTCTGACCCCGCCAAAATAGCGGGTGGCTATGACTTCGTACCGATAGAGCCTATCACAGATGGTGGGCGTATGCAGATAGCCAGTCTAGCTAAGGAACTTCTTAGTAATCCCAATCTCATACAAGCTACCAACCTATCGGTTGATAAGATTCTTGCTAAGATATTTGAGATAATGGGAATAAGGAATTATGAGGCGTATAAGAACGCTCCCCCGCCCCAACAGCCTGCCCCTGCCCCCCAGATAAATGTCGTTCCTGATGAACAGGCAATAATGCAAGCGCAACAGGGTAATATAGCTCCGGCGGGACAAGAAGCGATGCCGATAGCGCAGGCTCTTCAAAATGGTCAAATATAAATGATTTATAATGTATGACAATACAAGATTATGAGACCATATTCAAGAACTTCATAGATAAGAAAGCTGAACAGCTTGTTTATGATATTCTTGGAACCCCGCCCAAAAACGACGAGGATAGGAAAAGACTAGAACGTCTTGGCGAAGTTTACAGGACGTTGGTCGAGCTTCCAGAGGATTTCCACAACTACATAAAATCAATAACCAGACAGGAGTAAAACATGTCAGAAGAAAACAACATAGGAGAACAGCCAGATGTAGATATGATACAGATGGCTTTGGAACAGAGTAACCCCGCGGGCAATCAAGAAACGTCCGGCGCGGGCAGTGAGCAGGCGGGGCAGTCAGAAGCTTCACAGCCACAAGAACCCCAGCCTTCAACCGACCAGCCACAGTCCGCCGAAGGCGGTCAGCCACCCGCGGGTCAACCCGCAAACGATGGCAATAAAGGAATAGACCAAATAGAGCTTGCTAAAACGGTTGCTTCTGCTGTTGCAGCTGTTAATGCTGAACAAAATAAAGCACAGCAAGAAAAGAAGCCTGAACTTACCATAGAAGAAGCAAACCGTATTCTTGGTAAAATTTCTATAACTCCGGAAGAAACTCGTAAGATATTTTCGTCTGAAACTCCGGAAGAAGAGCGTGCGGCGATGTTGACAGACTTTCTTATTCGTACAGCAATGTATGGTAGGAATATGGCAACGACTATTGCTAATGCGGAACTTAACAAATACGCATGCAGGATTGATAATTTCTTTGCACAAAACATTCAGCCTGTTCTTTCACAAGTTTCGCAGAAAGCGGCGCATGAAGCAGAAACAAAGTTCTATGAAGAATATCCTGGACTTGCTCCTTATAAATCAGTAGTTAATGTAATGACTGCTAGTATTGCTCAACAGAATCCTAAGTTGTTGCAAGTTCCAGAAAAACAATTTAAAGAAATACTGGTTAATGAAATATCAAAAGTAATTAAACAGTCTATTCCTAACTTTGACCCAAAAGTCAAACTCGATAATGGAGGTGCTGTTGCAAATCCTGTACAACAGAAGGCAACGACGTCAGTTCCAAAAGCGACAACGCGCACATTCTCATCGGGTGGAGTAATAAATAAACCTAATGAAACAGCCAAAGATAATGTAAGTGCTGGATTTAGCATCTTTGGTTACTAATAAGGAAAACACAAAATGGCAGAAAACGTAATACTCGGCTTCCCTTCGGTGGAGCAGTTTCGCGATAAAGACCTTATCCACAGGTCTCTTCGTCGCACGATTATAAACGCGTTTCCCAATGGTGGTGCTCCGCTTACGGCTCTTATTGCTTGGGCGAATGTTGACCCCATTGCGAACACTAAACACGAGTGGATGGAGGAGATATACCGTTCTCCGAGCATAACTACTCGCGGTACGAATCCTATTACCACTAACGCTCCCACCACTGGTGATGCTAATGATGGTACTGTGATTACGGCTAAAACGTATACGACCGCTGATAAGCTTTATATCAAAGCTACTTCGGTTGGTCTTTTGACTGTTGGAGATGTTGTTCGTTTCCACACTTGGAATGCACTTGCTCGTATAACGGCTGTCACTCCTGGTGTTGCGGATAATACTGTTAACGGCTATGTTGAAGTACTTCCGATACGCGACTTTACTGTTGCTTCGGGTAATTTGGCTGACTATGCGGCTGGTACGTCGATAGACGTTATCGGTTCTGCTTTCGAGGAAGGTGGACATAGCGGTACTCCTCGTGGTACTCGTATTCCGACTTTCTTGCAGAATCAGACTCAGATATTCAAAGAACCGTTTATCTTCACTGGTTCGGCAATAAAGCAGGATTTGGAGTTCGACCAGTCTGGTCCGTACAAGAAGCGTGCTATGGACGCTGCGAGAGACCACTATGTCAAGCTTGAAAAATCTCTGTTGTTCTCGAAACGTTCTAACAGGACGATAACGAACGCTGACGGTTCTGTGACGGAAACTCGTACGATGTCGGGTATTCTCGAATTTCTTGAAGCTTGGGACGCTGGCTCTAACGGTATTATGGTTAACGGTCAGGTATGGAATCCTTATAGCTTCAAGCAACCGTCCACGACTGATGATGACCCTGAAAAGCGTATCATAGAAAACGCGTCTGGTGAGTTCAATATTGACTTGCTTGAAAAGTGGTTGTCTAACATCAATCTGTACTACAACGCCAAGACTGCTGAACGTCTCGTTCTTTGCGGTTCTGACGTTATGCGTGCGATGTCTAAGGCAATGCGTGCTCAGGGTTCGTATCACTGGGAAGTTGGTCAGAAAGCTTTTGGGCTTGAATTTAACAAGCTTATCACCGCTTTCGGTACTCTCATATTTGTGACGCACCCGCTCTTCAATGAAAATCCGATTTATCGTAAATCCGCTCTCATCGTGGATATATGGTCGATAAATTGGAGACCGTTGAGAGACAGGGATACGCAGGTCAGAACTAACATACAGTCGAATGACTTCGACGGCAGGAAAGATGAATGGCTTTCCGAAGGTACGTTGGAATTCTGGAAGCCGATGAACCACATGTTCATTAAGAATATGTCTGTGTTCAATCCTGACCTTGAAGTTGACTAGAAGTAAACAATCAAAAAAGGAAAATACTATGGCTCTTGATGGAAAAGCAAAAGGCGTAGATTTGTACGGAGCAACTCCGCCGTCTGGTGTTGATGCTCGTAGTTGGAAAGGAAACCAGCCTCCGACCGGTGGCGGAAACTTCGATACGAAAAACATAGGCAGTCAATCGCCTGCTCCTACATCTAACAAAGGTGGTATACCTTCGGGTGCTAAACCTGGTGGTGGACTTCAAGGGAGTTAAAGAATGACGCAAGGGCTACACTTCTCGTTGGGTGTAGCCCTTGTCGTTATTATAGAAAGGTCATATTATGACAGAAGAAGATATAACCTTAGAAGTTTTGAGAACCGTTAATCGTCCAGAAGATGACGATTATTGGAAAGACCCTGTTTCTAATTTTGTAAGTGAGTCTATAAATAGACTTCTTATAAAAATAGACTTTGAAATTTTCAACGACATTATTAACGTCAATGCAATCAATGACTCGTCTGACAGGACGAGCGACCTTGACTTGAATAACACATTTAAACGCATTGAACTTGTACTTGGTAAAGGTGGACAGCAATGGAGACTTATGCCATTTACGTCTATGGTTGCTGACGTTTATCTTAAAAGTCCTCAATGCTTGCCAGCTTATACTTTGGCAAAGCGTGGAAATGTTATTATACTTCCACCTAGATTTAACGAGGAATTAAGTATCCAAGGGTATCTTAATATTACTAAGAGCCGAGAAGTTAATGATAAGTATGCAAATGAATTTTTGCCTGCGATACACGATTATGTCTATTATGATACACTTGATAGAATGTATATGTTCTTACAAGAAGATGAAAATATCATTGCCGCTAATAGACAGTCACGAGATAGTGCTTTTCTTGATGTAGAGACTTGGAACTCTGGATTTAAACAAGTTGGAATAATTCAAATTTTTGGTTAACATGCCTGACTATTCTGGAAATACTTTTGAAGATATAAATCCGCAGTATCCAGAAGATACTGAACTCGCTGGATACCACGCGGCTGCTATGCGTCAAGTTAAGAGGTTTTTAACTAGACCAGAGGGGCTTGAAGCTAAGATAACAGAATGGATAACATCTGAAACTTCTAATCCTATATTAGATGCACTTAATAAACTTATTAGAGTTCCAGAAATAGGTGAACTTTACTTTACTATGGACAATGAGTTTAATCCAAATGATGAAGAAAATCAACTTTATTTTAATGGAACATGGGAGAAAATTTCTGGTAAGCTTTTAGTTAGTACTGGAAGTATAGTAGCTTTTACTCCTAATCAAACGAACATATCGGTAGGTGGCTATGCTTTTGATGCAGAATGGGGAGGCACTACTAGTAAAAGATTAGAGACAGGAGTAGATGGTTATTACAGGTGGTTTCATTATGTATCAAATGACGATGGTACATGGTTTCATTATAGAAGATGTTATTCTGCGCTTAAAATTCCTCGTAATAACTTAACTAATGCTACTCTTACATATACTATAAATTTAGATGAATTAAATGTTGCCTATGATAGATTAACTTCTCTTCCAATAAGAATCTCTTTTTCCAATAATAATACTTATGGAGTTAACATTGGGACGGAACTTTATAAAGGAACTTTTGCACCCAAAAATAATACCTTAGGAATACAATCATCGTATACGGGTAGTAGTGAAATAAAATTTTCTGACACTGACGGTTGGCTTATTGCTACTTATAATTGTGATAATCCAGACGAATGGATAACTAATAAATATGGAGCTGGGAGTAATGTAATAGCTTCTGCAATGAGTGCATCTATGGTGGCTAATTTTACTTCTTCTTATGATGTAGTAGCAGATGCATCTTACCAAGAATCTGTACCTTTTATCGGAGTTAATATTTGGGTCAAAACTAGTGACAAATCACCTGCTATCGAGGACGTATAATGAGTAATGACACTTACAGTGGAAGTAGTTTAAGAAATTTACGGGCAAGCACACCCGAAGATGCAGATGGTTTTAATGTTGACGCTCGTGCTCTTAGACAGATAAAAAGATTTTTAAAAAACGATGATGGTTTACTTCAAACATTAGCTGATATATTTATATCAGACGATAATGCAATATTAAATAATTTTAAAGACAGTCAAGTATATAGTAGAAATAATCAAGTGATAGCTTTGAGGTCTGATATAGACCCGAATAATAGTAGCAAATTTTCTGGTCGTTGGATTAAATTAAATAGTCAAGCTATATGTGCTACTGGCAACGCTAATTTCGATACATTTGCATATGGAACTTCTGATGATTTTGTTGGTATTCCTATAACGGATTATACCTTAAATTGGGTTAAGTGGGGAGACTATGAAGATAATGACGGAGTATTGACTACTAAGATAATAGATGGTGAAACTATACAGTTATCGTCAAATAGTTATGTAAGGAATAGATTATCTATTATTATACCTTTATTTATAACTGGTGTAACTAATCTAGACTTATCATTAAATAACGGCGGTGCAACAGCACATGGTATTTTTTCTCGCCCAAATTTAAATGTTAATTTTTGGTTAGCGTCTAAAAATTCATATGATAGCAGATACCATTCATTTGGATTATTTCAGTTAGGCAAAACGCAGTCGTATAAGAGAACTTTTACTAAGAATGATTTACAAGGAGCAGAGTATTTTATAGTGTCATTTGGAGAACGCGGAAATAGTAGCGTAGGATTTTCATTATGGAATAACGCGTTTATTAACATTACTGCGATAGGTAATAATTCTAAATGGACACCTAATTATGAATTAAATTGGACTTTAAAAGCAACACAATACGCTAATTGTACTTTGAAACAACTGGTAGAAAAGCATTCTAATAGAACTTATCGTAATATGCTTCAAGTAAATAAAGAAGCTAATGATGTAGCAAAACTTCAAAAAATTTATTTCTATACTCCGGTAGGATATTTAGCTAATATAACCGATGTGTCATTTTCTTTAAAAAATGCTTGGTCTCTATTTTCCCAAGAGTATCTGGCTATTTTTCCTAATTTAGCATTGTCAGGAAATTTATACCTCTCGAAATACAAAAATTATAAAGTTAAAATAACTTTGTCGAAAGACCCTGTATGGAATCCTGATGGTATTATTATAGGTGAAACAACTATCGAAGAGGCTGTAAGAAATGGCGTTTACTTTAATAATATTAAAAACACATACACTGATAGAGCATATGGATATATCGTATTCTCCGTAGTAGACCCCCAAGAAATCGAATTAGAAGAGGATACTTTATGGTGGTTAGTTGATTTAGAAATGACTATAAATTTAAATATGTCTTTTAACAACGAAACATATAGAGTAACTGATATAGAGGTAGGTAAAAATTACGAAAGTGTTTTACCTATATTAGGAATGAATTTCTGGAAAAGACTAGACAATGGCAAGGAATGAAATAGTAATACCAATAAATTTTGGTATACGTCAAGACATAAATGACATTTCTTCTTCTTTGTATTTTAAAGAAGTTGAGAATGGCTATGTCGAAGACGGCTCTATGAGGTCTGAACCATCATATGTACCATATGCTGTTTTTAACGGAACTGGGCAAGTAGATGGTTATGCTGTCACTATAACACTTCAAGATAATATAGAATATTTTGGTGTAAAAATTGATGACAAACTTTATTATTGTGAGAGAAAAGACCCTGATGAGCAAGTTATTCCATTACAAGAAGTAGGGCAATTTACTCTTGAAGATGGAACTGTTTATAAAAATTACGATGATGGAACTATGCAATTTGCGCAGTGGGTATGGACTGAAATATCCACTGCTTATATGACTCGTAAAGGTTTACCTCTTTATAAAATAATTCCTGGTTCTTCTACTACGTTAGGTGTACCATTTTCGATAGAATTAGTAACTCCAACCTATAAGATATTAAAAGGTGAAAAAGAAACTGCCGTTTATATAAGTGCAAAATATATTTTAGTTACCAAAGATAGATTGTTTTTAGGAAATCTTCTTATAGACAGAGAAGATAATCCTGGAACTATCATGTGGAGTGATATAAACAATCCCGAGGATTTTGAAGTTACGAGGTCGAAAGAAGCTGACATCTTTAATTTAGGTGCAAATGCAAATGAAGTTACCGGATTGGCTTGGACAGAAGGCGTCGTTGTTACTTTTACTAAAAATTCTATTTGGAGGTCTGACTACGAAGGACATGACAATAGATTCAGAACTACTGTTCTCACGTCTAACACTGGTTGTATATATCATTATAGTGTAGTGACTGTAAATGAAATTTCATATTTTATTGGAAAAGATAACTTTTATGCACTTGATGGTTTAACTCTTGTACCCATCGGAGACCCCATTTGGAATTGGTTTAATCAGGTAGCTGAGACTACTAAGACAGATAACATCATAGGTCATTATGAATTAGACCAAGATGCAGTAAGTTGGGTATTCCAGAAAAAAGACTCTGGAGACTTCTGGTGTATCAAATATAGTATCCGAGATAAGATATGGACAACGAGGGTGATTAACGATGAGCATATATAATAAGTTATTTGATACGAGCCAAGTTGTTCGATATTATGATATGCTTCCACAAGGGAGTTTGCAATATACTTGGAACGACCTTAATGAAAAAGGCTATACAGGAAATGGAGATTGGCTTTTTAATCCTATCCCGCGCCCGCCCGTGATTATGGGCAATTCTGATATATTTCAGCTTCCTAATCCCGATAAATCTAAAACATATATATTCAGAATAGTTTACGACCAGTATGGAACAAAAGAGAAACCTATAACTGTTCGTTTGCGTACAAATACGCTTGCATTAGAAACATTAAAGAATGTTAAGAGTTTAATATCTTTAAATGTTGCATATGATTTTGGCGGGAACATACAGCCGATATTACGTGTTAGCGCAAGGCAAAACTATGGAGACCCTGATAATTGGACTGAAATCCCTGCGACAGTTAATCCAGAAGGATACTTACAGTATTGGTTAAGACGGGCGGGAGAATATAAGTATATAACTTTTGAATTAGAGTACACTAATGACGGAGAGAATTACATCTCCCGCCTCAAAGCTGTTAGCTTAACTGTTAAAATAGTTAAAACGAAAGAACGATAATGGCTAATTTTTTTATAGTTCCAGACAAAAAGGATAACGAGTCTTTTATGACTTGGATTCAACGCGTTTTTCAAGAGTACGAAAAGAAACAAGAACGAGCAACTATGCTTGTTGGAACTAGACTTATCAACGAAAAAGAAACGTCTGATAAGTATAGTTATAAACTTTCTCCTTATTATGTGACAACTCGCATTTCATTTAAACCTGTTCTGTCGAACGCTAATGTTACTATTGACATATCGGAGGCTACGGAAGGTATGTTAGTAGAACTACAATTTAATGGGTCGATGACTGCGACTATTGGAACTAAGGAATTTACTTTTACTCATGATGCTAATTCAGCAGAGTCTATATACATCACGGAGGATATGTTTGAATGAACTTAAAAGAGTTTAAATCTTTAACAGAATTACTTAATTTTCTTCCCGCTCTTATAAATGCGGTTAAACGTAAACCTTTTGTTTTTGGAAAACCTATTACAGTAGAAGAATTTATCTCTACTGTAATAGACATGTATATATCTAATCGCGCGTTAGTTTTAGGAGCTTGGAGAGGTAAAGATTTAGGTTGTTTTATTCTTGCGAAAAAACAAGACGATGGAACTCTGTTAATTTGGTATGTTTGGTCAAATCCAAGACATAAAAAATATACCATTAAATGGCTTTTGCAAGGTAAACGTATTGGAGCTTCATATGGATACTCTAATGCTGTTTGGTATAGTCCATATCTAAATAGGAGCTATCGTAGATTGATGGAAAAACTTGGTAGCCGTCCTATTAGAGTAATGTATTCTTTAAACTTGAACGAAAAATGAAAATAATTCACAGGATATTCAATAACGGAGGCGGGGAAACTTCTTCGTCATCTCAGGTTGTAAGTGCACCTTATCAGCAGAACAGGGAGATAACTGACCCGTCTCTTAGGAATCTATTATCTAATATAACTGGTCAGTTATCAAACTATTTTACTTCTTCTAATAATGGAGAGAACGCTCTAACTGGTAATGCTTCACAAACACTAAGTGGGATAATGTCTGGTAATCCTAACATAACACAGACTAATCCCTACATGAAACAGCAAGTAGCTAACATCTACAATACGACAGCGAGAGACTATCAAAACAATCTTGGAGCGGCGAGAGCAAGTACTGCTGGTCTAGGACAAGGAACTAGTAACTTAGCTGTCGGAGATATAACAAATGATTATTTACTTGGTAGAGATGCACAGATAGCAGACCTTTATTCCAAGCAATATAATCAAGACGTGACTAATGCACTTAATGCGGCTCTTGGTTCTCTTGCGGAGAATCCGACTGCCCAAATGGGTAATCTTGCTCTTGCACTATTACAGAACTTTACTCGTGAATATGGTTATCAGCCTGCTACTCAGACTAGCTCGTCCTCGTGGCAGATGAGCATTTAAGGAGATTTTACTATGGCAATAAGACTTGGAAATGCTACCCTTATAAAAGGGTTAACCGACTATGCTAATCCGCAAGCGACTGACTACTCTGACTTAACTAGTAATTGGTCTCAAAATATTACCGATAATATGGCTATTGGTAATACAAACGTACCGATAGATACTAACACCATGGCAAAAAATGCTATGTCATTCCAACAGCAAAATGCCATGGATACAGCAAATGCACTTGCACAAGCAGAACAGATGCAACAACAGCAGACCGCTGCTCTTACACCTGGTCCACTTGACCCAAGAACTGTACGTAAAAATGCTCTCGTCGCTGTAAGTCCAGCTAATGTTCTATCAGGCGGGCTAGCTTTAGCAAAAGATTTAAGAGACCAAGCTAAACAAGTTCGAGAAGGTCTTCGCGGTAAAACTCTTAGTACTCTTATAAAGTTCTTTCTCGGTGACTGGGTGGGAGCTGCCGCTGGTGCTGCTAGTGGTTCACAAGCTGTTGGTTCGGCTGTTAAAGGTGCAATTCAAGGCGGGGCTAAGGGAGCTTTGACTGGCGGTCTTAATGCAGCCTTTCCTAACAGCTCTATTGTTCAAGCTGGAACTTCTATTCTTAACGGAGGTCTAGGTAATTATCTACTTCAAAACGCTAACAATTATGTTAGCAATGGATTTAACTTTGGTAGAAATTATGGAAATCGTAATTATATAGGTAGAAATTACCTTCAAAATATAAGGCGTTAACAATATAAATCATTTATAATGTAAAGGATAGATTATGCCAATAGACTATTCCACTCTGTCACCGGAAGACATGCTTGCATTAAATGCAAGTGATTATTATCCTGAACTTGGAACTATAAGCACTCTCGATAATGGTCTAATTCAATTCGATTCTAATGTTGGATTTCCTCCACCTGAAAGCCCAAGTATGGTTGGACGAATGCTAGCTGCCGTTGCAGAACCTGGTAACTGGCTCGGAAATAGAGCTGTGTCTGGATTGCATCAACTAGGAAGTGCACTCTATAATGCGGCAACTGGGAGTTCTTTTAGTGATATTATAAGCAGGATTAACGAAATTGACGCTCAAAGACAAGCAGAAGACCAGCGTAGGCGGAACTATATTATGGGAGAACCTGGTTCATCGTTAACTCCGATGGAACATGCTCTTAATGCCGCCGGAGTTGTTATTCCAGGTGCAAGTGCAGCCAAAAGCCTAATACGTGGAGCGGCTAGAAAAGCATTAGCGTCAAGCGCGGCTGGCAATGCAATGAGGGCGGGACAAGCCGCACAAACTATTGGTCAAGCTAGCCGAACCATCGATGAGATGCTTCCGTGGACAAGAGGTACTAACTTTACTAATAGAGACGCAATGCGTTTTCTCCAAGCGGCAGAAAATCCGAACGGTGTAAGGTCAGCATTAGCTGACATATCACGCAATGACAATTTGCTACGTAGTTCAATTGCTCGTTCTAATAGCGTAGATGACACAGTGGATATGTTCACGAGAGCTGGACGTTTAGACCCAGATACATATACTAAACTTAACAGCATGAAATCTGGCGCAGATATAACAGGTGATATTTCATTAGCAAGACAGCCCGCGCTTAGAGCAAACCTAGGTTCTGCAATAAACAGTGCTGCTCGCAATAGTATAGTTAATGCAGAAGCTATGGCACGTGCGGCAGGTGAGAATCTTCCCCGCGCTTGGCGTAATATGTCTACCTCTGAACTTGTAGACGTTGCACGCGACAACGCAATAAGAGAAGCTTGGCTTAATAGGCTTGCTAGACAAGATATAAGAAACACTCTTCCGACCTTTGGTCGTAGCTATGCAGGATTTGGACTAACAGGTGGACTTGGAAACGCTCTCGGAGATGTTATGTCAGACCTGCCTTATGACGCAGAAGCCGAAGCTAGACTTGCGGAAGTTGCTTTGTCTGAACCTACTAGTCTAAAACCGACTGGTACTGATACAGCTGTACCAGCTACAACTACCAGTGGTAATTCTACCAATAATGTCGATACTATTGACAACGACACTATGATGGTAGCTTCTAGTGCGGGAGCACCTGATTTATATGTTTCTAATCCGACTGAGGTAGTAAGTGCTGGACTTCCTTCTAACGAAGATTATACTGTTTCGCTTCCACAGAGATTTGCAGACTTTGAAAAGACATTGAAACAAGCCACAGAAGCAATCAATAAGGAACGAGAAAAGTCCATAAAGGATTATGAAAATCTAAGGAATATACAAGCGATGGACCCGTACCAATGGGAAACTCGTGTTCAATTAGAAAGACAATTACTTGATGCGGAAAAGCGTGCTGCTGATAATTATAGAGACGACCCGTGGAATACGATTGGTGCTATACTAACTGCACCTTTGACTGCTCGTAGATTAGAAAACCCGTTTGAAGTTTGGGAAAGAAATGTACAAGCGGCGGCTGATAGAGACCCAGAGGTGAGGAGACTAAGGAGACTTCTTGGTTATACAAAAGACTTACCGAGTGGTTCAGACCGCGCTAAATCTGAACAGAGTGTTATTGAGCAAGTAAGCAAAGTGAACTTTGATTTACTTAATGCTTCTCTCAACGAACAACAAAAGCTGATAGAAGCAGCTATGACGTTTAATAGTCATGTTTCACAACAGCGTAAAGAAAGAGCAGAAGCAAGATTAAAACAAGCACAAGCAGAAAGAGTAAAGAAAGAAATAGACTGGGTGGATAAAGTAAACGAAGCTAAAATTAAAGCAGACGAAGCTAGGGCTAATTTCTACAATAACGGAGGTTCTCGTGGATTCGACCCAGCCGCAATATCATCTCTTCTAAATCAAGGTGCAATCGGAGCTTCCCCGCTTGTAGGAAATAACTAATATGCCAGACTATAATGTACCATATTCGAGTGCCGCTAGGCTTCGCGAAAGGGAGGGCTTAACTGAACTCCCCGATGAAGAAGCGGCACGTATTCTCCAAGAAAAGTATTCAGGACAAGGTTGGAACTTTAACTTTGATTCTTTAAAATACGCCAACCCTGTCCTGAAAGCCACTTCTTGGGTTAGTAGAAATCTTGAAGATGCGGCGGGAGAATACATAGGAGAGCCAATAAGAAATACTTTTGGCGATAACACTGTCACAAGAACGGCAGATGCTTTGGTGCGTGGACTAGCTGGTTCTATACCTGGTATTGCAACGTTTGCCGTGACGCGGGGACGTTCCATGCCGCCAATTGTCAGAGTTGCCGCTCCTTACCTAGCAGGCGGGTATGAAGCAACTCGAACACTCGCGGATACCGGAGACCCAGATGCCGCGATAGCGGCGGGGCTGACTTCCGCACTGGCTCCATTCTCGGCAAGACAAACTTCCCGCGCACTCTCCCGCGTCACTCCGAGCGTCAGCGAGGGAACCCGCGCCGTGGCTGGTGGTGCTTTGGCTGATACAGCTTTAACTGCGGCACAGATTGGATATACTCCAAGAATGCAACAGCATAGAGAAGGTGGTTTTTATGTACCTGTTGAAGACGTAAAATTAACTGACCCGCTTAGAAGTAATTATTATGAACGTCTAACCGAGGCGGCAACTAATCCTGAAATGCTTGGAACGGCTTTGGCAGGAACAGCATTAGGGGCAGGAATTGGCGCAATAGAAACCCGTGTAGGGGCGGCAGAGCGAGCCAATATGCTAGCAAGGGAAAGAGTAGCCCCCATTAGCCAAGAGCAAAAAACGGGCAGTTTCGTATTGCAGGAAGCGGGATTTGACGTACCAGAAGGTGTCCCCACCCAAACTTTAAATTCTATATTAGACCAGTATAGAACACAAGGTGAAATTGTACGAGACGAATTGCAACTTAGATTGTATCAAGAAGGTGCTGGTAATTTAAATAATGACCAGATAAATTCTTTTACTCGTCTAAATGAAGCGGTCAAAACGAAAGACCCGAATATAGGGGGCGGGGTGTTCTCATCAGAAGGTAAGAAAATACTTCAACCTGAAAATTTCCCTTCGACAGAAGTACAAGATGTTTTAAAAGTATTTAACGATGCTATAAACCCCGTAGCACCTAAGACTGAAATTCAAAAAAAGATAGCTGGTAAGCTAGATAATATTGAACGTATATTTGGGCCGTGGGGACTACAAGCACAAGATAATCCTGTCTTTGGTTCGGCTCTTAATACCCTAGCGCAGAGGAATAATCGTGCGCAAGCTGCTATAAACGACGCTTGGACTCGTATAGGACAAAACGAGTCTGGAAGTCTTACCGCGTCAGAAGCTCGTGCTAACTTCCGTACTATGGTAGATGCTCTGCGAGCAGATAATAAGTTTAGTAGCTCACTAGGTAAATTGTTCGAAGACACGCATAATCAAATATTTGAAACCGTTAAAAACACTGACGGAACAACAACGGTTTCTAAGCGAAGCTCCCTTGACAATCTTCCTGTCTATACAGTAGACGATTTAATGAATAACTATGGTATGACCAGAGAGCAAGCAGTATTCTCTAAGAATCTTCTTGAAGAGCCTGTCCGCGTTGCTACCGACACTTTTAATACTACAAACGAAACGATAGCTTCAAAACTAGCTACCTATCTAAGTTCTCGTAATGCAAAATTCAGTAGAAGCAACGATGCTTTTAATGCGGCAAAAAGCTATGTAGATAAATATTCTCGTAGTCTAACTTACAACGAGCAGATAAAACGTGGTTTCCCTGACGGAAATACTCATTATAAAGAAATAGTTTCTGATAGAGCGGCACAAGAACTTGCTAGCATGATATACGACCCCGCCTACGCCGCTACTCCACAAGCGATAGGTAATGCTAAGGTTGTAGCTAATGGTGTAATATCTGCGATTGAAAACAATATAAGTTTCTTCACTAAGAACGCAGTTCGTGGTTATGCTCCTGCCATAAGGCGGGGTAAATATTTTGTATCATGGACTGACGCTAATGGAGAACCTATGGCGCGGGGTGTTAAGAACGAAGAAGAACTAGCCTCACTTGAAAAGACAGCTAAGCAGAATCCTACTGATTATCGTAATTTTAAAGTTTACGACACTACAAAAGTAGAAGGATATAACGCTCGACTTAAAGACTTTGCACTTCGTGATATGCTTCGCGAGATGCAAGAGAAACGTGCAATTCTTCAAGAGCGTCTTTCAACCGAATCTGTATCACCAGAAGATGCTACTTTTATAAACAATCTTTTCGATACCGCCCGTGCTACTATCGACGAGGAAACTAGTCGCATTCTTGCTAACGTTCGTGACATGGACATCTCCGCGCGAACGAAGATAGAAAGCCGTAATATAAGTGGTATAGATTCAGCAGACTACGCTAAGAATCTTCTTGAATATATAGAGCTAATGTCAAGAGTCAACTCTTATAGGCGTAGTAATAATGCTTATGATATAGCACGAAATGATGCTTCTATCGTAAATAATCCTGATATAAGTAAAGCTCTTGATTCCAAGCATAATTATGTTATGCAACCCAGTTCGACTGAATGGGCACCGCTTAGGAGTTTTTCAACTCTGTTTTATATTGCGGCGTCCCCGCGTTTCTTATTTCAGAATTTGCTACAAGTTCCTACTCTCGGCTTTGTACGTTGGAAAGACTTTACTGGACGTACTAGTGCAGACTTTTTCAGGTCGCTTACGAAAGCGGCGGCTACTGTTAATGAATATACTACGTCTGACAAAGTTAAGAATACAATTAAAAATCGTTTGATGCGTCAAGCGGAAAAAGACAACGTATTTAATACGACAGTCACTGATGAAATAAGTGGTGCTAATTCCCACCGAAATGTTTCTGATATATTCAACGAAGACCGTGCATCTCTATATAATCGGACATTATCAACGCTTGATAAAATTGTACAGATGATTGGCGTACCCGTATCTGTAAGCGAAAATACAAATCGTATGTTATCCTTTGCTTCTATCTTAGAGGCAGAAGATAGGATATACCCGCTTGCAAAACGTTCAAAACAAGACCTTGATTCTGTATATCGTAAAGCAGTAGATTTTTCTAACGCAGTCAACTTCGTAGGTGGGGAAGCTTATAGACCAGGTTTCTACCATGTATTTGACCGTAGTACTAAAACGGGTCAAGCTGTACATAATGCGGCTTTGCTAAGCTTGGTGCTACGCACTTTCAACTTAAACATGCTGTCTCTGTTATCTAAACAGACAAGACGTATTGTTGGCTTGGAAAATGTAGCAGGGATAACTTCTCGTAATGCTTCCGCCGCCTTGAAGAATAGCCGCTTTGCGTTAGCTAAAACATTCCTTGCTTACGGGCTATTAGGCGGGGCAAGCTCGCTACCATTTATAGATATATTCAATCAACTAGCAAATACAGTAGCAAGCGTTCTTGATAGAGATGACCAAAAAGATGTCATTAAACGGTTTACTATCAAGAATACTCGTGAGAGCGCAAGGCACATTGCTAATCTTATAGACATGCTTGACGGAAGTCAAAGTGATGGTGCTAACGAAATAGCAGATAAAATATCAACTTATCTTATATACGGTCTCCCTGCCTTAGCTGGTGTATATCAAGGTAACGTTGCTATGACAAATCTATTACCATATGACCCGAATAAATCTATGGCTGAAAACCTAGGTGGTGCTCCTGCGCAACTTGCCGTGGAGTTTGCGAAAGGTGGTAAGGCTTTGGCTGAGGGGAACCTCGACATGTTCGAGCGGGCGGTGTCCCCGTCGAGTGTGAACGCTCTCCGGAGTTTTATGAATGTCTTAGGAAGCGGACAGATGATTTCCCCGCGCGGGGTTGCGGCACTGCGCCCTGGGAGTATCGGGAGCGCGGGAGAGGCTCTCGGTGTTGCCGTGGGTGGACGCCCGATTTCCCAGCTTGAACGTGAATCGTCTAACTACTTTGCATACGCCGCTCAACAGCAGAAACAAAAAGAGCGGTCAGCATATCTTGATAATGCACAGTTCTATTTAAATGACCCCGCCGAGCTTAGAAAGTACATCGAAGATGGACTTAAAAGCGGGATTATCACCATGAATACGACAGAGGAAGCTAACGCACTTTGGCGCAATATTGCTAGGACTTATCTGGATAGACTCGGTCGTAAATATCGTAATCCAAACTTACAGTCAATTCAAGACGTAAATAAAATTTATGAAGCTTACGGCGTAAGCCCAGAGTTTGAATCTCCTGTCGAAGTAACTATTCAAGCAGCTCGTCTTGCCGCTAAGACAGGTGACATAATATCAGCGGGTAGACTTCTACAAAATATAACGGCTCAACAAGTAAATGCTAAGTCTTTAATTGATAGGGGAATGCCCCCGCCCTTAGCTAATATACTTGTTAAGCCGACCAAGAATCAAAACGATATAATACTTATAAAACAGTGGGCGAACAAGCTGAACAATTAAGTCAAGGTTATAAAACCTTTTTCATCAAAGTCTGCTCTTCTTCTATCGTTTTCTTGCTTTATGCTTATTTGATTACTTGTTAACACATTACTAAGGTCATCTATAATCTGACGATTAACTAGATTACCTATCGGTGTTGATGGCTCGTATTGTTTAATCAATTCAAAAAGATTAACTTTACGAGCCTTTTTTATTTTTTCAAGTGGTCTGAAAATCGAACGAGCCGCGTCTATAAGTTCAATTCTCTTACCAATCATAAGTACATCAAGTGACTCTGTAAGTTCATCTAATGATACATCACTTGACATTTTGTTTATAATATCCCCGCGCGAAATCCCCTGCGGATTTTTTGCGACTATATCAAATATCTTTTCAGTGTAAGGTTTTAACTTATTACGACCTACATTTCTAAACAAAGACGGTAAGTTTTCCTCGAAAGCTCCAAACATCTTATGTACTAATTGTATTAAAGCCGCGTCTATTTTCATATCACTACGCAAGACCGCGCTTAAACACATAGCAACTTTAATCATGAGTACGTGTTTGGTTGTATAATAATACTGTAAAAATTCTGGTTGCTTTAAAGCTTCTTCTTGAATTTCAACATAAAGCTTTTCCCACAAAGTTATTGCATCTTCTGTAAAGTCAAACCGCCCACTTATCTTTTGTAGTCTAATAAACTCTTTTTTAATAAAATCGTACTCAGCTATCTGTTGTTCTGTAAGGCGGGGAAACGGTACAAATTTATTACGTTCTTCTTCATATATAAATATGATACGACGAGCAAGACCGTCACTTATAATACTACTGTCAATCTTTTCGTTCAGCCACTCTGTTGTACAGCAAGCAAGTAAGCTTACATATGGTGCATCAATTCTAATCGGCTTGCTATTCTTCGTTAAATACTCGTAAGTTGGTTCGTCCCATATAGCAGTTAATATATCTATCATAGAACTATTTCTATGCTTCCCGCCCAGAAACTCCTGAAACTCTGTGACGAAACAACTTATCTGGTGATATTCGGCGGGAACACCAGCGAAGTTAAACTTAATTACATTATTCTCTAAACTCTGTAATAAAGCCTCTCTGGTAAGAGAAGCGGGGCTAAGCGGGAAATCTGGAATACATCTAAGTAAGCTTTTTCCTATATTCATAGCACTGGATTTTTTCATTCCAGGTGCACCAACTAATACAATATATAAGTTCGGATAGATTGTAAATGTTCCCTGCGGAACAAAACAACGTCTACCTAAGCAAGCACTTAGACATGATATTAACGTCCAAACATGATAATTTGTAGGTGGCTCTGTCTCCTCTGTATATCTATTATAGCTCTCAAAAAGATTCTTCATTTTCCCGATTTTCCCGCCTAAACGCCCCGATTTTGCCCTATGCTAAGATATGCCTTGCCTTCCAAAAGCGATTTCTCAAACGTATGATTAAATATTATTATTGGCCACACTTATTAAAATCGCAGTCTTGCTTAATAATTTGCATACTATTCTTGATTGCATAATCAACTTCACGAATTGCACCCTTGCTTTCTTCCCAGCCGTTAAGAAGATATATTTTTGTACATAGCTTTAAAGCTTGCATAGTTATATCTATGCCAAGCTCGTATACTATTTCAGGACGACCTACATGTTTAAGTATAATAGCACCAAAATCGGCAGGATTACACACCTTACACGAATATGTATTACGAAGATAACTTTCAGCCTCGTTAAAAGCTTGAAAGTTATAATTAGGTTTACCGGTCATCGGTCCGGCTATATAAACTGTATCATGTTTTGTAATCATATTAGTATAAATCTAACGTTATTGTTTGTTCACCCCAGCTCGGCCCAAGTTGTCCTTCAAACTCTATTGTAAAGGTAACTCCCCAAATAGTAAGTGGAACCGCCCAAAACTTCTTATAAAGCTCTGCGAGCTTGTCAGCATCATCTTCGTATACAAATCCACAAAGTTCATCGTGAACTTGATTACAAAGTTTAAGTATAAGATGACCGTCCCGCCTTGCTTCTTTATCATAATAATATCGTTCTATATTCTTATTCGTGACATAGGCAGTATGTACCTGTGGTAGATAAGAGCACATTTCTCTTAACATTGTGTTATCCTGTCTACCATAAAACCTCCGCTCTTGTCCATTAGCGGCTACAAGGAACGGGTCGCTACGCATTTTTCTTTCCATAGCGACGTGGTATATAGGATAGTTATATCTGCTAAATAACTTTTGCTGAACCCTTTTACAATCCTCTGGACTTACATAAAGTTCACCTTCGCTAAGGCGGAGCATATTATCACTCATTCCGGCAAAGCCGAGTTTATAAGCAGAACCGTGATTAACTGCTTTCGCAACTTTATATTCTTTCTTCCCTTCGGGAGTTTTAAGCAGATGTTTATCTTTAAGTATCTGTTCTTGACTAAAAGACGTATACGGCTTGCCAGTTAGTAGTTCAAGTGCAACTGTCTGTGCAGGTTTAATACCATGACGAATATCGTCCATAAGACGACTGTCTCCAAGAGCTTGCATACAAGCACCCATAGTTACGGAGTCAGCACCTTCAAGGTCAGCTTTAAACCATAGCATACCTTCGGGCGGGAGAAACAAAGTTCTAAAAGCTTTATCAACATTCTGGGGCTGGACGCCCTTGTCGTAAAGAGGTTTAGAACCACTAGACCTCCCCACCTTCGTTCCAACTACATTAAAGTTAAACCTGCAAATCCCTTTATCATCATATTCAAGAGCTTCAAGGTCACTTAGCTTTTTAAGATGTTTCCTTAAACTGGACGCAACAGTGAGGGCGGGGTATTCTGGATATTGACCAGCAAGTTTGTAGACACTAAGAGCATCAGCAGTCTCTCTGCTTTCCCGCTGATTAAACTTATCCTTAACCGCCTTCGTTTGAACTGGAAGTTTTAGCTCACCATAAAGCCATTCTTTCATTTGCTTAGAGCTACGGACGTTTATTTCCTTCCCCGCCAACTCATTAAGCAATTCTTGTGTCTCGCTAACTTTCTTACGGTATTCTTTTAGCATTTCATTGTGCTTATCTTTATCTATTCTAACTCCTTGAATAGACATATATTGATAAGCACGGCTTACTCTTAGATTAAATCTGTAATGATTGTCTAATGTCGGCTTGTCCGCAAGTTCTTCTTGTATCCTCTTATAAACTTGATAATCTACAAGACAGTCTAAGCAGTTATACTTAAATTCATACCAACGTGGAACTTTCCCGCTTCTACTTTCTTTAAGCATTCCTTTCCAATATTCATTGTCGGTAAGTAGACTAGAAAGAAATCCAAGATTTTTATCGAACGATGGGTGTAGTTCCCAGAAACCTAACATCGTATCTTCGACGAGGTTTGATTTTATACCATATCTTGTGAATAGAATATTATGGTCAAAGTGACAAAAGTTCTGGCCTATAATTCGGTTCTCTTCGAGAACTTTCTTAATCAGTGACCACAACTGATAAGTCTCTATCTCACTGTATCTGCGATATGTTCCGTTGTAGTTGTAAGGAACAAAAGGAATAGTCATGGCGTCAGTCTCACTCCAAGCAAAACCAATACAAGTAACCATTCCTTTTCCACAAGTTTCTATGTCGCAAGCAACTTCTAACTTACGTTCGTACATTCTTAGAAGTTCAGTTCTTGCTTCTTCAAATGTTGGAATATAGTTTATATTATAGACCGGAGGTTTCCACCCAGTCTTAGCAAGCCGAGCCGCCTTCAAGAAGTCTTGTTCGACTATTATGTTCAATGCATATTGTGCAAAAATATATCTAGGAGTATATGTACAGAGGGCGGGGCAACCTGTTTTGCAATTTATAAAAGGCATTCCCCGCTCATCGTCCAAAGATACTTTCGCATTACCATTTTTATCAAATTCAAGAACTTCCCGCCCTCTAAGATATATCAAAGACATTTTACCAAGACCTATAATAAAGTCTGGATTATATTCTTTTAATTGGTCATCTATCTTAGAGTTAAATATCTGTTCGTCAAAAAGGTTATCGCCAAGTCTAAGAACACGCGCGGTGGAAATCCCCGCGTTCTTTAACCATTTTTGTAACTGCCAAGCATAGCTTCCTTCTATTTCTGCTCTATCGGTGGCTTTATCTTTATGGTCTACTATGACTGCTATTTTCATTTCTTTGTGCTATTAAGATATTTAAATATCGACCTCATTGCTTCTATGTGGGTCTCTGAATCTATGTCGCAAAGTTCTATCATATCGAGAACTTTACGTTCCTTCTTTCCATATATACTATTATAAGACTCCTTACGTATTTTATACGCAGTAGTGATTTGTTTTTGCAAACAAGAATAGACGAAAAAGTAACTATTATTGGGCTGAATTAACATAAGCTCAATAGTATTGTTTTCTTTTCGTTTATCTCTTACTCTTACAATCATCTGCTTACAATATAAATGATTGATAAAAATATAATCACGGGGATTAAAGTTAATAGGTCGCTAATCTCCACCGCCCATCTCCTTCTTATAGACTTCGCCGTAATAGTTAACCGCCATATCTTTACAACCTAGAATAACGTGTTCCTCTTTCAACTCAAATCCGGTGGGATTCCGTCCCAACTTCTCCATCGCCAACACGCAGCTTCCCCCGCCCGCAAACGGGTCAAGCACTCTCTGCCCCTCAAAACTCACGGTCTCCGCCAGCCACTTCCAGACCCCGAAGGGTTTCGCAAACGGGTGCGACCAAGCTCGGGAGGCGGGGCAAACCAACCAGTTCACCGCTCGCTTCTTAGCAAGCACCGCTTTCGGACTGGCACGAAACAATCCGCACAACTCCGTAGACTTCGTGATATTCTGCGCCGCCGCGCCATTCGAGCACGGGGAATTTTTGCACCACACAAAAGGCCATCTACACGGTATATATCCTGCTTCGTCCGCCCACTTTTGTATCTTCTCATGATGTGCTATATCATAGAACATACACAAAAAGCCAGTCTCTTTTATTACTTTACGAGAAGTAAATATAAATTCTTTTATTAACCTAAGGTTATCATCTACTTGATGTTCGTCTTTAACTGACTGTATAGAATCTTGATTATAAATATTGTCCATATCAATTCCATAAGGCGGGTCAGTTATTATATGGTCAAATTTTTCATCAGATGACTTCATCAACTCGATACAATCACCAACGCGGAAGAGGGGTTGGAAGCTGCTCGCGCTTACGCGCGGCTGGGAGGTGGTTGGTTGAAGCTCGGATTTGTCTGCTGAGACGTTGACTTTCCCGCCCTCGCTTTTCGGCGGGGTCGCTTGTTTGTTGCGGGAAGCAAAGGTTTTCATTCTTGCAAGAGCCGCTTCCCTCTTTTCTCTAACTAGAAATTGAATTGCGTCTACTATCGTAGGAATCTCCCACAACGGGGAGCGATGCTCTTTGTCGTTGTCAAGTAGTTTACCGAGCCGCGTTGCCGAGCTTACATATGCTTGGCTTACATTAAATAGCTTAGCGGTCATAGTCTGCGTCCAAGAGCTTTCCCGCCTCTGAATAGTATGAACTTTATAAATACCAATTACCTGCGATTGCCAACTCATATCGGAACGATTAACGTTCTCGGCAATCTCCATAATAATCTTGTCGGATTCTGTTAATGACTTTCCATCTTCGATGTTTATATACGGGATTTCTTGGTATTCAGTATTCCCCGCCTTGACAAGTCTTTTATAAGCTTCAAGCCTATGAGCACCAGCAAGTAGTTGATTGTTTGAATCAATCGTTATTGGGTTAATCAACCCTATTTTTTTAATTGACTCAACAAGTTCACTAACAGCTTGTTCATCGGTTTCTCTAAGACGGTCGATGACCTTTACGGAATCTATATTTATTTTATTCATATCTACTTATAAAAGAAAACCCCGCCCACCTAGAAAGGCAAAGAAAGGTGGAGCGGGGAAATCCTTAATTTTGGATTTTTATTTTAGAACGCAGGAGGTACAAAATTGTCCTCCTCTTTAATCGGGAAGTAACCTGCAATCGAATTAGACTCAGCGTACTTGTCGGTGGCGGGATTGATACCAATCTTAATCTTGCAGAATTTACCATCTATATCGGACAGCTGTATTCTACCATGACCAGCATAGTTGCAAGCCTGCGCAATACGTTTCACTTGAATGTCGGGGTCGTAATTATCCTTTCTAACAAGAGAAACATACTGACGAAGCGTCCTTCCGTCATAGTTGACCTCTCCACCCGAAGTCGTCGTAAGCGGCGGATTGCCTATGAACTTAGCTTCGATAATCAGGTTGTTGCCGGTGTTGTCTTTATTCTGCTTTACTTCACAATGAAGTTCTACGAAGGCGTATTGTCCTTTTTCAAGTAGAATTTCTTTTATATCATCATAATCTTTTGTAGTTATATCCATTTGTTTTCCTTTTGTTTATTTTTGTTTTTCTTTTTTAACAATATAAATCATTGATAATGTCAGTTAGTCAGCTAACTGTTTCATAATCAAATCTTTATACTCGTTAAAGGGAAACGGGTTCTTCGGAATGTCAAGAGAACATTTCGCAGTCACCCACTTGTTCGGTTTTGTATTTATTAGATACTCTCCTGTTTGTGAAACAGTACATTGCCAAACATCTGAAAAATACAATTCAAAGTTGCGTCTCATTTGACCACCGATAGCCAACGTCCAACCGTGAAAGTTACCATCTTTATCTATTTCAGTATTCTCATGGCAGACAACAACTATATGTTTATCTTTACCTTTAACTTGGATAAGGTTATCACCAAGCCAAGCGAGATAACGTCCAAATGTACCCCAATCTTGTATCTTAAATTGTTCTTTTGGACTTGAAGTTCCAAGAATAGAATTAGATAGTGCGCTAAGTGCAGTCGTCAACGTATCTATAACTATCGTTTTAACTTCTGGGTCTTTCGCAATTTCTACTAAGTTCTTTATGAAATAATCCCAAATCTTGGTAGGTTCTACCGCCTTCCCATCGGGGTAAGTAAGCGGGTCAAATATCTTGACTTCATCTACCACCTCGGCGGGGAGCTTCCTTAGACAAGAAACATTCTTATCAAACTCGATAAGACAAGGCTTAGGAAACTGCGCGGCAACAGTTGTTTTTCCAGTTCCACTAACACCTTTAAGCAACAAGCTTATACATTCTTTTGACGGGTCGAATTTTTTATATGTAGCCATAACTATAAATCGAATATAAAATGTCTATTTCTTATATCTTCACGACAAGATAATTTACTTAATGAACCAACTTCTAAATACTCATCAAAGACTTCGTTTAGCGAGTCTATTTCATCGATAGACTCTTCACTTGCATTCCACATGTCATTCTCGCTATCCCATACTGGCATGTGTTTAAACAAGCCTATCGAACCATCTCCATCTATTGTAAGATATTTATAGTTGGATAACTTATCTCCTAAGAAATAAGTTAGCAAACATTTAAAGGAAGCTATCAACTCATCAGACTCGATAACTTCTTCTGTCTCGTCATCGTCAGAAAGATTTATTCCCATGTCTGTAAGACCTCTTCTCGTTAAAGTTTATCTTTGCTTCAATAGCCTCTGCGAGGCGGAGATTCCTACTACCGGAATAGTCAAGTATTCTTATGACACAGTCGGCTAGTTCTTCTTCCAGACCAGTGAACTCTGGGATATGTTCACTCTTCTCGATTCTATTACGTTCAGCTTCGAGAGCCTCACTTAGTTCACTATGCATAAGTGCAATAGCAGTCCCAACCGGAACTTCTTTATCCCACCAACCGTGGGCTTTCGCTATCGAATGACAGCGGAGTTGCAATTCTTTTAGTGTTGATACTATTTTATTCATATTATTCTTCCTCAATTACAAAATCATTTGCTTCACGTGCATTATGTTCATGCTTCATAAACTCTATTCGAAGCATCTCGTCTCTAAGGCGGGGATTAACCGAACATACATTAAAGAATGGACAACGACCATACTTAGTCACACAAGATTCAAGCTCAGCAACTACTTCATATTCTGGATTAAATACTATATTACTTATCGTATAGACAATATCCAGCAATTTACGTCTCGTACTAACAATCCATTCGTCTATCTGCCACGGACTAAATGGTATTTCATACAAACGGAAATTAACATCTTTCGTCCCCGTGCTGATTGCATCAATGAGACACCCCGCGATGTCAACATTAAGCTCTTTCTTGACTATATCTTTCATAAGATAATAGTATCCCAAGAATTGATTACTACGTATCTTATCGTCAAGAAATCTATCGCCAAGCATACTTGTAGTTTTGTGGTCAAGTATCCAATACTGTCCTTTATATTCTACAACAGCGTCTATAATACCAAGCCATTTAAAGTTCATCTCTCCAAGAAAAGAGACTTCTTCTTTGGCTATCGTTTTTACTACACACACTTCAACGGCGGGGCGTTCTCTAAGGGCTATCGCCTTAATTGGATAATTCAACGTAGCTATCCACTGTTGCCACTGTTCAAGCGTATCCGTACCACGGGCTGTACAACGGCGGGGGTCATCGTAGGTATCTATCTGGAACTTATCCGCCTCTTGATAAAATACTCGTTTGGCTTCTTCCAGTGATTTTCCTTTCATCATCTCCGCCAACCCCGCGTGTATGGACGTTCCATAATCCATAGCTAACGATGATGCGCCAATAGGTCTAAGTTTAAAAGCATAACTTAGCAAACCTTTTATTGGACAGCTGAAAGTATTAAAAGCACTATTGCTCATAGTCAATGTTCTTTTTTCAAAGATGTCATTAACTACTTCGCACTCATCAAGTATTTTAGCAAGAGGCAGTTTCATAGTTCTAATAGTTTATCTAATGTTATAGTTTTCTTTTCTTTCTTTGCTACTATTCTTCTGACAGCTTTCGGATTTTCAGCAACTTCATTAAGCGTAGCTATATGGGCGGACAATTCCTCCGGAGTCATTTTGTCTATATCAACAGACAAGAACTCATCGAGAGGGTCATTCCCATCTTCAATGTTATAATCATCTGTTGGCATACTTAATCACTCCCGAAATGTCAAAGCCTTTATCGACTCTGTCTTGATAGGTTTTAATTCCCCGCTTCTCCAACTCATTATACAATGATGTAAGCATAGCTACACAAACGTGTGATGTTTCACCGTAATTAGGAAAAACTTCTTTAAGACGTTTCATTATTTCCTCTGGAATAGTGACAGTTAGTCTTGCAAGCTTACCACTTCCATTTGGAAATAACTGCGTTTGCATATAATTATTATTCATAGTTAAGGGCGGGGCTTGGCAGGGATAGAACCCACCAAGCACACCGCTTTGAGGTTAGATGAGAGCCTGTTTCCTCGCTTCTTCGACAACCTTCTTAACGAGGTTAGCGAGAGCAACAACGTTAGCTTCATTAGACCAGTCATTCGGGATAGAAGCACCGTGCTTTTCACAGAAAGCTTCCGCGCGACCTTCTTCAATGAGACCACGGGCAAGACCCATAATCTGCTTGTTGGGCGCAGACGAGCGAGTCGCTTCGGCAACCACCTGCACACCTTCGGCGGCGGAAACCAACTGTCCGGCAATCTCGCCCCACTTCCCCGCCGCTTTCAATTCGGCTTCGACGCGGGAAACGTACCGCTGTTCGGACTCGCTGTACTTCTTCTCCTTATTCTCGGGGTTCACCGTGCACTCCCTTTCAATGCCACTAAGCTCTTCCAGCTTGTTGCAAATCACGCGGCGAACACGAGCATTATGCGTATGCGCGAGGAAATGCTGGGTCGCACGTTCCAAGCACGCACCGGACATGCCCATGAACTGGTCGAACTCTTCGACGTTGTTATAGGGGAGTTCAATCGATACTTCGATACCGAGTATGTTAGTCTTTATATTCATTGTATTTTTCCTTTTTTGTTTTGTTGAGTTTTGGAAACAAAGAGTCTCCAAAAAAGAATGAGGCTATTATTCATATTTCTGCGCAAGATGTCAAGCTTATTTTTAAAAATTTTATTTTTCCTTTTCCT